TCCAAGGTTAGTAGCGGCGCCAGGGTCAAGCGGATGGTTAACAAAACCCCCTTCCGAACGTAGAACGTGATTGAGTGCGTCTTGCCAGTTTGCTTTCATTTCTTGGCTTTCATGTCGATGATTTTTTCAAGCGTCCGGCCACCAAAGTAGAACGACATAATCAGCATACCCCACTGACCTAGTAGCTCAACGTAAGCCTGATTAGTGTCCATCTTGAACGCTGACATCATTGCGAACGTGAAGTAGCCAGCAAGGATGGCAATCAGCGTCATCGGCCTGATATTCTTCGACAGCCAGCTATCGCTAGCCATGTCTGCCTTCAACCTGTCAGTCAGGTTGTTCTGCTCGATCTCGAATAGCTTCGTGTCGTTGGCAAGTTTGGCAAGCTCACCGTCCTGGTGAAGCTTTGCAAGTTCCTGTTTTGCCTTTTCCGCTGCTGCTTGATCTGGCAGCACACGGTCTAGGATCTTCGATCCAACCTCAAGCAGTGGGCCTAGTGGCAGCATCATCGTCCCCTTTCTTTGTGAGTAGGCTTGCGGCTGCCCTTGCTCCTTGTCGGCCAGCAATTCCGCCAACCGCACCTATAGAAAGCATCATTACATCTTTAAGGATAGACAGCAGCCTTTCATCTATCGGGCTAATGTTCTCAAGGTCATGCTCAACAAACAGCACGCCTCCAATGATCGCAATGACACTGATGACAAGAATGAATGTCAGAGACAGCGCGATTGCTGCCCAGATTTTTGCCTCAAGCAATACGATTCGGTCTGACGTTTGATGATCCATTATGCCCTCCCATGATTCGCATGGAAACCAGCATCACGCTGTGCGGTAAGTCGCCGATTGATAGCATCCTGCAAGCACACAAAGTTTCCAAGTGCCTTGCGCTTTCTATTGATCGTGATGTACGCAGCCCAGCGTCTGTCTCGATTGTTCCAACTAACCCCAACGTATCCGCTTTTATTGTTGACGGGCTTTTTCTGATTTCTTGCGTTGTCAGTGCGTGATGCCGCTCGAAGGTTATCGATTGAGTTGTCCGATCTGTTGCCGTTTATGTGATCAATAAACAAAGGCCAGCAGCCATGCTTCATCGCATACAAAACTCGATGCGCCAGGTAAAGCTGTTTATTTATTGCCCCATGCAGGTATCCGTCAATGTGTTTACAAGCAAGTGCAGGTTTTCCTGCATATTTTGCGTTCCACATCCGATAGCCTTGATAGCTTGAGAACATCTCTCTAGGACGAGGCTTCCAGGTCAATTGCCCGGTGGCGAAGTCAGCATCTAGCAAACGATACAATTCTTCTGTAGTCATTCTCATGTACTGATCCCGGCTAGAGTAAGCATAAACGCGACAACCGACAACATGAATGCTGCCAGCAAAGTTACTGCGAAGGCCATGTGTCTACAATGTAGTTCACTAGGTGATACAGGATGATCCCGCCTGTCCCGATAACGGTGACAAGCAGCATGATCTCTTTGCGTCGCTTCAACCTCGCTGCGGCTTCTTCTTCTGCTTTCTTCTTCGCCGCTATCTCTGCTGACTTCCGACGTTGTACGACAGCGTTATGCTCCCGCTGGATTTCTTCCCAGACATCAGCCTGCCCGCTCCAGACCAGAAACTGCTTGAGCTCATCGGTCATCTCCCTGATTTTTTTGGCAGCAATGACGGTTTCTAATGCCTCCGACATTGCAGACTTCTGCTTTTCAGGAGGCAGTTTTGCGCGTTCCTCTGTTGATGCTTTCTGGATCTGATCCTGTGCATCAAACAACTGCATGAACTCACCAAGGCACTCTTTGGCGTCTTTCCCTACTTGAATGGCTTGTTTGATCCCAGCGACCGCAGCCTGGGCAGCAGCAAGTGCGACCGCTATCTCTACCATGTCAGACCTTCATCACGAGTCCAATCAACAACGCAATGATAAACGCTGCGCTGCCGATCAATATCTGCTCAAGACGCTTCAGACGCGCATTGATGCCCTCGTAGCGCACCGCGCAGACTTGTTCGTGCGTCATCAGCTTTGCCTCAACTTCGTTTGCTGTCGTCATGTCTTAATGATGAAGTAAACGCCCAGATAGGGAGGAAGGTTAGCATTCGTTCCAGACGATCCTGTTGAATCCGTCGTAAACGTATGTGTATGAGCAGGAATTGACAGCGTTGCCAATCCTTGTGAGCCTGTGCCAGCAGCACCTTGCGAACGGTTCCCGTAAGAATTGGACAGCGAGAACACGCCGCTTGCAGAAGTAAAGTTACCAAAGTCCGACAGGAATGACGAGTCAAGCGTACCTGTTGCCGAGCCACCCGATCCGGTTGTCCCAGTGTGAGTATGGCTGACAACGGTTGCATCCTTGCTACCACCCTGCGAGTTCGCGCTGTAAGACGTACCAGCACCAACAGGGAAGCGATCACGGAAATCCGGCAAGGTGAACGTAGTAGACCCGTCGCCAGCACCGTATGCAGTGCCGATCACCGCAAACAGCGCGGAGTAAGTTGAGCGCGATACCGTCGCCCCGTTGCACAGCAGATAGCCTGTCGGAGCGCTTGCAGTCCCCCACATCAGCATTGCGCCAGTCGGCACATACGTCGGCGCGGATGACACCCAGGCTGAACCGTTGGACGTTAGGACGTTGCCAGACGTACCGGGTGACTGTAGACCAGTTCCACCACCACGCACAGATAGTTGGTTGTTTGTCGGGTCTACTACAACGCCGTCAATCGTGCCGTTCTGGAAGTCCCGCAACTGCGACATCAACTCGCGGATGGCATTGTTGATATTGGCTGGTGGACAGTTCTCCGCAATGTTGATCCCGTCAATATCCGTGTTGTTGTCGGGATTTGTGTCGAACTCGCTGATCTTTACTTTTGCCATGTTTATTCCAATGCTTCAGATGCTGCAAACGATCCAGTGCTTGCAAGAACTTGCGCTAACCCCGACCAAAATTTCGGCTGGCTTGGGCTAAGTTTACGCAATTCACGCAGCCTCGTTATCCCATCAGGACTGGTCACAATCTCAGCCAGCACATCAGCGTTCTTCATAAACGATTCACGAGCAAAATAGTCTTGCAGCGACTTTACAGGAGTAAGTGCTTTCGTTAGCAAGCCTGGGACAGTCTCTTTCATATCTTGTAAAACAAGATTGTTGAACGCTGTATCTGACCCAAGTTTTTTAACCCTGCCAGCAGCCTCTAGTACCCGCGACAGATCGTTGAGCGCAGAAAATTGCTGTGGACTCATTGCGGCTTGCAATGCTTTGATACGTTTTTCATCACCGAGCAGCATATTCCTAAACGACAGACCAGCGTCTACTTTTGCCTCAGTCGCTCCAGCGGTCGGCTTCATCGCTTTCTGCCAAACGCTTTCAAGGTATGAACGAGTTACCTCATTCCAGATGATCGGGCCATTAGGCCCGGACTGCTCAACCTGCTGCCTCGTATACCGAATTGACTGCGGAGACGCTGGAGTCGTGACCCCAAACACCTTACCAGCGAATTGATCGAGGTTGTCCTGGCTCATATTGATGAGTGACAGCCCCGGCCTGCGCTCCATGAACCGATTGATCGGCTCTGAAAGCCTTGAAAACTCCTGATTGGCTAAGCCATATTCAGGAATCGCATCTTCCATTGTCCTGACAAGTTGATTTTGAATGCCGACAATTTCGTTCTGGATGGTTTTGTCCATAGACGAAACCGCTTCGCCTCGGAGCATCTTGTCAATCGCAAACTTTACACGCTGCAATGCGGGTGCGCGGTTCTCAAGCACTGTTTCAGTGATCTCGTCGCCTTGAGCATTCAGTCTTGTAACGTCTCGGTTGAGCATCGACCGAATGCGTTTCAGTTCTGATAGCTCTTCACCCTTGGCAATTCTCATCCGCTGATCTAACGTCGCGGCAACTCCGCTAATGTCAATCGGAGGAGAACTCTCGAATGCTTGCTCATAAATTGGTCTAGCTGCCTGTTCTCTTGCTGATTGCAGTGACTCAAGCCTAGTTCTAAGGGCTTGTTGCCCACGATAACCGGCAGTCATTGGATCGTCTAACGGGCTGATGCTAGACAGGAACTTGTCTACAGCAGGTTGGATCTGTTCTGTGTACCGTTTGCCATAAAACGTCCCCAGCACATCCTGTGCGCCAGGGATGTTCCCTAAAACTTTTTGTTGCGCCTTCAGGCTAGGCAAGTTTGTTAGTTCGCCTGGGGTAAGTTGAATTCCTTGCTGCTGAGCAAGCCTCTGCAACTCTGCGATCTGTTGCGGATCAAGTCGTGAAATATCTCTTGCCAGCCCACGTTGAGCAACCTTTCCCATTCCATACGGGATCATCTGGGTTCCAGCTTCCATCAACCCAGCCCCAATAGCCTGACCAGGGCTGAATTCTTGCCCTCCAAGCAACCCAGCCAAGGATTGCCTTCCTGCGCTTGCAGCAGTTCCGGCAAGACCAGTCAGCCCAATAGATGCAGCAGCCCCTCCCGGCCCTGCTAACAGCATTGGCGCAGTCGCTATTCCTGTAGCCATGCCAGGGATTATTTCGGCAATGTCTGGCGCAATAAACGCAGCAGATGTCATCGGGGCTTTCAATGCTCCTGGGACTTCCGCGTAAAACTTTCCGTCATCCCCTTCATAAAAAATGTCGCCTTTGACCACGCGATAGCGTTCTTCAGGAATACCTCTGGCTTTTGCAAATACTCGGATTGCTGACTGTATGTCTGTTGGAACGCCAGCAGCCAATGCTGTCGCGGGTGTTGCCGCAGCTTCTGATGACCGGACTAGGGCTTCTGGTTGTTGATAAAACAATCGTCCGCGCTTGGGCGTTAACAGTTCGTCAATTACATCTGAACCTTGACGGGCGACTGTGCTTGGCTTGCCGCTCAGCAGTTCATCAATTACGTCAGCCATGATTACCTCAATAAGCCGAATTCAGTAGCAAGCCTGTTCTTCAGGATTTCCCGATCTTCTGCTTTCGCTTCATCAAGACCGAAATCTTTGACAATTTGCTCTTTGCGTTTCCGCATAATGGTTGGCATCTGGTCAAGCGATACATCTTGCAGTTTGAACCCTTGTGTTTTGATGTACTGCAAACGGGCCTCAGCCAACCGCAAATCACGAATCGTGTTATTGAGTTTCGACAGAAACACAGTCGGGCTATCGCCACCGAACAACCCAGTGCCAGGATTAGGAACACCAGACTTCAGACGCTCGGCTTCCTCTCCCTGACCAATTGCCGCACCAGTGATCTCATTGATGTATTGGTTCAATTGCCGGACAGCATCTTGCCGGAATCGCGCAAACTGTTCTAGGTTCTGCCGTTCTTCTGGATTTGGTTCCCTGCCCAGTTTTTCGCCTAGCTCAATCAGACCTTGAGCGGCCTTAAACCTCGTTTGCAAAAACTCTGGTCGATAAAGTTCCGTTATGCGGTTCAATACTTGCAGCCTAGAACCCGACCCAAGCAGTGCTTTGTCAATTTCGCCTTGTGCACTAGCGCCAGGAGCAACGGCTCCCGGCGGATATACGATAGTGCTTGTTGTCCCTGCGCCAGACCTTCGCAAGTTAATCAGGAAGTCCTCATAAGATTTTGGCACCCTTCCTTCTGCCAATTCTTGTTTCCGGTAATTATCATAACTTGCAACGTCTGCGGTTGGCCTGCCTGCGGTTTCTGACATGCGCCCCAACGCTTCAACAGCACGATTAATCTGCGTGTCATCAAGACCGCCGCGCTGATAAGAATTGGAATATTGCTGCGCGACAGCGCGAACATTCGCATTGTCACTTGCCATAAACGCAGCAAATGGATCAACGCCAGGAGCCACGCCTCCAAGTACACCGCCCTTGCGAAGTTCTGGAATGATCTTGGATACGTTAGCAAGCGCCGCAAGAGGGTCAGGCGCAGCAGCAGCAAGCATTGAAAGCCTTGCCGGATCAATCGAAATGCGTTGCTGTGCAGTCGGAACCGGGCCTTCCTCCCCTGCAACAGCACCAACCTCGGTAGTAGTCTGGAACACTTGGGGGAACAACTGACGCATTGCCGCTTGTTGCTGCAATTGTCGCTGCTGCTCTGCCATCTTCTGAGCGATTTGCTGCTCTTGCAGACGTTGAGCGTAAACGTTCTGCGCCATCTGCTGACCAGCGGCAAGACCCTGTGCGACACCACCAGCAAGGCTAGGGCGAACGGTAGATGGTGCAGCAGCTTGCAACAAACCCATGCCTAACCCTAGCAGACCCTGCTGTCTGGCTTGCTGTTGTAGCAGGTTGGCTTGCTCCTGACCTAGCAGACCAGGGAAGTAACTCGGTGCTTGCGGGAACAACTGAGCGAGAAATTCGTCCATATCAGATCAGCGATACTCGCCGCCTCTCAACAAGTTTTGGTTCCAACAGGCTCGCAAATCCACCGTAGTTGACTGCCTCGGGATTGCCACGCTTAACACCTGGTGCTTGCATCTGTGCGCGAGGCTGAGCCTGCTGCAACAGTCCTGCCGCCTGACCGAATGGCATACGCATCGGAGCGTTGTAAGCAGATGAGCCTGACGCGCCAGACATCAATCCAGGAAGATCGCTTCCCATCGAGGCACGAGCGATAGCGTCAACGTCCGGGTACGCAAATGCCGAAGGAGACGCGCCGATACCTAACTGACTGTAAGCCTGCCCGAGCGACCCATCGATAATGTCACCAGGGAATGCCATCATATTGACCGGAGATGCCGCCCCAGGCATAGCAACGGGCATAGCCTCTGCCCCCAACAGCGGAGCAAACTCAGCCATTGTTGCTGGGCCATACACCGGAGCAGCTAAGCCAGCCTCCAATGCTCCAGCACCAGCAGCACTACCACCTGCGCCTGTCAGCGCACCGTATCCAGCACCACCAGCACCACCGAGAGCAGCGCCCATGAGAGCGCCTTTCATCGGGTCATCCCGGTTCATCGCAGCACCGGCAACAGCACCGACAGCCGCCATCGTTAACGGATCAGCCATTATCGACTCCCGTATGCGCCAAGCAGACCGCCAGCAACAGCACCAGGGGTGCCGCCTCCCAACGCCCCACCCAGCGCAGCACCACCCAGCGCACCCAACATCGGGTTGCCGATGATCGGCTGAGTTGCCATCATTCCAGCAGGAGCGCCGTAGACACTACCCAGGAAGCTCTGCAACGCTTGCATGGGAGCAAGTTGCTGATAGTTGAATCGAGCAATGTCTGACGCTAGTTGCCGCTGCTGGTAGTCCTCCGACATCGCACCAACATTCGCCAACCGCTGAATGTCACCGTATTGAGTCTCAGCCAGCGCAGGTGCACGAGTTGCCGCAGCTTCCTGTCGAGCGCGTTCAGCCTCATAATTCTGATACGCCAACCGTCCAGCAATATCCGACAACCCGGTAGCCAGCGCACCCTCTGCCCGACCTTCCAGTTGCCCCATTGCTCCAGACCCGTATCGGCCAGCAGAGGAGGCAGCAGACCTAGCGCGGTTGATCGCGTCCATGTACTGCGTTTCTAGTGGCCTTGCAGCAGCCTGGAAGGCTCCCTGGAAGAACGGATTGCCTCCGAGGTATGCACCACCAACTGTCGCCTGTTGCTGGCCTAGCGCAGCCTGTGCAAGCGGAGAACCAGCACGAGCACGCTCTGCTGCGGCTTGCATGGCTTCCGTTGTATATCCACTCGGCCCGACAAAGGTCTGACCACCGTAGTATTGCGGTGGGCCAGCTTCGTACAGCCTGCGTGCCTCGCCTAGACCGTATTCGACGAAAGGCTGAACTGTAGGATCGAGCCTTGTCTGACTAACTTGTTGTCCACCACCACCAGCCATATCACACCTCTGCTATCCACTTGCGCGGACGAAATCCGTATTTCGATGCAACGCGCTGCCAGCCAGGACGATTAGAATCAAACGATATTCTACGCGCCCCACCCTGCTTGGCAATCGCAAATAATTCCTGCATTCCCTCATCCATCAACCACGCGCCCCAACCACACCAAACGTGCAGCGTGTCACCCTGCGGTTGAACTACACCAAACCCTGTGACCCGTGAGTCACCCAACACAAACAGCATGGACTTACCGGCATAACAGTCAGCGTAAACATCCTCTGGAATCCACGGCTCCTGACTTGCCTCTTTTACCTCTAGCAGAGCAGGTCTGACCTGATCCCAGACCAACCGTAGTTCCTCCGGTTTTACATACCTAGCCGAGTACGACATACCGATACGTCTTGCCCGCTGTGCTGTTGGCAAAATGGTTGACAGTACACTGCCCTTGCGTCTGGTTGGATGCGTAAATGTCAGACGATGACGATTCGTCTACCTTGTTGATCGTGACAATTGCACTCGGAGTTGCTGGACGAGTTGGACTGGTCTGTGTTGGTAGCTGCTCAAGACTGACGTCAGTTGATGTAGTCGCCCACATCAATTGAACGTAATCACCCGCTGCCAACTGGATGTAGTAATTCAGCGCAGCAATCAGATGACCATCTGTCCCACCGTGAGAGTTAGGCACTGAGAACTTACTGTTAGACCCAGCAACATCCGTCCCGTTCTTCCGAAACCAAACGTCTACGTCCTGAATCGCCACATTGGTATTAGCAAACTGAAACGAAAACTGAATGTTGTACACCCCAGCAGATCGAACGGTAATCTGTGAACTACTGACAATCGCAACACCAACCGCATAATCCGTCGTATTCAACGTAACGGCATAAGCAGCAGTGGTGCTAGCAGCGTTCTGATCCGTAGTGTCTTGAAACGCCCCGTACGGCACTGCATCGGCTATGGCAGCAGCGGAGTAGGGGACAAACAGGATGATGCTGTCAGGGCTGATCCTAGCGTCGTACAGGGTCGTTGTCGTAGCGTTCCCTGTTGCCAGCGTCAACAGACCAACAGAGTTGATCTTACCGTCAAGAACCCGGTTGACAACCTCGGCAGTCTCTCGCGGATTGCCACCCTGTTGAGGTAGCCGACGAAACATCAGCGGCCTCCACAGGGAACAAGATCGAGATCAGACCCGACTAGGCTTGACCAGTTGCCAGTTGGTACAAAAGACAGACGATGATACTTCCCGCGACTGCGTAGAGAAACGCGATTATCGCTATCAGCAGCAACAGGGCTCGCATAACTGATATTCCCGTCCAGACGTTTCCTAGACGCTATCGCTACGGTACACGAACCACCGTCGATGATCGGCCTTGCAAGCGTTGCGAGAGTTTCAAGACCCTGCGTCTCAATATCGCCAGTCTGCAACGTAGCAGTAAGGTTCGAACCGCCAAACGAAATGATCTTAGCACCGCTCACCCCGCCTGCAAGCAGCCTGCCGCCAGTCCAAATACGCGAGTCCAAACTAGCCGGAACAGTGTCCAGCGTAGGATACAGCGCACTCAGAGCCTCTAAATCCGTTCCGCTCGTAGCAATCGTGGAGATGTAGTCAGCAGTGGTATCACCGTGACTCCACTTGTCCGTAGACCAGTTATACACAAGCAACTGCTTGTTGGCGAAGATATCTGTAAAGCCCCAACTGACAGTCTTATTGATAGGGTCTACAGCAGCAGACATCTGATCCAACTGGTCAGGATCGCAGAAGTCGAAGAACCACCGATCTACACGCTCCGACCCAATAGGCTTAACGCTCTGTCCGTCGGTCATGTAGAAGCCATCGTCCGACAGGAAATAGGTAATCCCACCGTATCTGACAACGGAACGCGATTCGTAACACCCGAGAGCAGTGGTAACGTTGTCGAACTGGAAGAACAGTGGCGCACCAATGTACGACATCCGTACAATCGACCGCTCCAGCAGGATGATTCCAAACTCACCCCCGGTGATTCCGCGAATCTCGCCACCGTCAGGAATGTCCTGCGTGTCGGATTGGCTTGCAACACCAGGAGTCCAATCGGTCTCGTCGTTGATGTCCGACCAGTAGAGTCGATTGGGATACGTCGATGTTTTCCCGGCTACAACGAAGTCACGCACCGTGGTAACGAACTGTGCAGTCGGAGCAGCAGCAGCAAGGTCAGCAAAGTTGGATGACGAGCCAACAGTCCATGACTGTAGTTTGTCCTGACCGTTAGCAGCGATTACTTTCTGACCGAACTGTGTGAACGTCCATTGCGCTGTCAGCGTGTAGGCTGATGCTGTACGCGATACGTCCATCAGGTATCGATAGGTGACAGCAGTTCCGCCCGATGTGTACGCGCCAAACGCTGTGGAGTTAACACCGTTCAGACTGAAGGTGTTAGCGTCAATCCGAGTGATCGTGTAGGTGTTGCCGTTCAGTTGCGTCATCCCGCCAACACCGGAGATCGTCACCTGAATGCCAGTCCTGAACCCGTGACCGTTGGACGTAATCACACAAGGGTTAGCCTGCGTTGCACCAGTGATCGTGACGGATTTGGTCGGAAAGTATCGCCAGAGGTAATTCGGACTTGCACCGAACAATACAGTGTCAGTCATCCACCGACCGACAAAACAGGTCAGCAAGTCTTCTGTCGCAGCGTTAGAGAAGTCGGCAGCGGATGGCATCGGGCCATAGCCTACAAGCGTAGGAATGACGTTCTTAGCCTCAACCAGACTTCCGGCTACTCCCGGCCTGTCTGGTGTCCACTGACCGAATGTGATTCTCATGCCCAAACGCGAACAGGGTTAACAGGAGCGACTTTGTACTGCTCCAGATTGGCAGGGGTGGCCTGATCTGCCTTCAGCCTGACGTTAACGTGCCACCCATCCAGATCGGTGAACACCGGCTCGCCGTATTCCGCTGGCGTGATCACCTCGGTGACGGTCGTCACCTGGCCGTCGAACCCCTCGACCTCACGCTCCGCAGTGACCGCAGGAACATAGTCGGGGTAGGAGGTGCGGGTGATGATGCCAACCGTATCGATGCTGGCGTTGACAGGCGCATACCCGGCAGGGATCAGCACGTTGCCATCAGCGTCGAGCAGTGCCTGCGTCTCGGTGAGTAGCCCAGCAGCGAGCAGTGCAGCGGTGGCAGCGTCTTGATCGTCGAACCTGAGATACAGGTCGTTCCAACTGGGCACCGGAGGGGAGAGGGGGAGGTCGTCTAGCATGGTGTTAGCTCGTCAAGGCTTGAATTTCAGCGTTGGTTAGACGGCGCGGGTAGTAGGCGAACCTACGAACGTGACCGTTCAAATAGTTCCCCGCCTGACTCGTTCCAATTCGCAGCCTGTCAACCGTTGGCAGCGTTCCAGACGTATCCGTCTGCACTGTGCCGCCAGCAATGCAAGCAGCGAAATCGTTCGCCTTATATGCCGCAGCAAAGTTGTAGACCGTGTTCGCTGCAATCGTGCCGCCATTGATGTCGCACTGGTCAACACCACCATCGGTGACGGTGAATTTCGGATCAGTGCCAACATTACGCAGACGATAGTTTTCATTTGCAGTGTTATCGTCAAACGCAGCAATCGTGTTGGTGCCTGATGCTGCACTGTCGAACTGTGCAAACATCGTCCCTTCTGTTGCGTTAAAAAATGGCGACAGCGTATTAACACTCGCAACATCCGCGCTTCGGGTCACAGTGCTGGCGAGGGTGGGGATGTAGCTGGTGGCGAAAGAACCGGCTTCGACTTGAGCACCCCAGATAAAGATGCCGGAGGTGCCGTTTCCCGTTGAGAAAGTACTATCCGCATTTGTCGGATAGACTCGCAAAGTTGCGGCAACGGCCGTACCAGTAAAAGACATGGAGCAGCGATACCAGCCGCTTCCTGCGCTTGTTATTGTTCCGACAACACCAGCATCTTGAAGCCCGACAGCGCCAACAGAAAGATTAAACCAGCAATCTGATCCGCCGTAGGAAAGAGCGACCCAATTAAATTCAGCCGCCTTGGCATACACCGACAAACTATAGGTGTTAACTGTCAGCGTTAGGGTTTGAAATGCTCGACCATCTGTTGCGGCGTTAGCCGACACAAGTTTGTCGGCAGTAACCGTTCCGTCCGGTGCGGTCGTCGCGTTTGGCGTGACCGTGCAATTCGATTTCGTCCACGAAGCATCATTGAACTGCTCGCTGTACGTCAGCAGATTCGTCCGCTGCTCCTCAATCAGCAACCCCCTGGCAGTAGCAGACCCGGTGACCACTGGCACAGCGCGGAATCCGTTGGTAGCACCAGATGGCATGTACGCGGTAGCGGTGGCGCTGAGTTCGACTTGAGCACCCCAGAGGTAAATGTCAGTGGATAGTGTATTTGATTCAGACCTTGCTGCCGTTGACGACGTAACCAAACCAATTCGTGGATTTGTTGCTAGTGATGAAGATGTGTAAACGACACAACGATACCAGCCGCCGCCAGCAGATGTGATCGTTGCAGTAACAGAACTTCCGGTTGATCCAAGAGATCCCGTAGATAGGTCAAAGTTTGCAAACGGCACGCCGGTATTGTCAAAAAAGATTTGAGCAAAATTATTGGTGCC